CTTCCCCATGGCGTGTCCTCCTGCTCCCTGGGCGAATGACCCAGGGTTTGGGTTTACAGTTTTGCGGAGGATACGCCGCCTTTCTTTTTCACGTCATCCACAACTTTCAGCTATAACTCCATGGGCATGCGTTGGGACTACAACGTGCCTAGCGTCGATGTCTGGCGCGAGGCCCTGCGCGTGCTGAAGCCTGGCGGGCATCTTTTGAGCTTCGCAGGTTCGCGCACCTACCACCGCATGACGGTCAACATAGAGGATGCAGGCTTTGAGATCCGTGACCAGATCATGTGGGTATATGGCTCGGGCTTCCCTAAGTCGCATGATGTGAGCAAGGCGATAGATAAGGCGGCGGGCATTTGGCGCGGCAAGGCCGGGCCGGCACTGACCGCAAACCGCAGCATGAGCGGCGCCACCTATGCCCGCAGCAATAAGGGCGCCCCCGTAACCCATGCCGCCCGTCAATGGTCCGGCTGGGGCACGGCTCTCAAGCCTGCCCATGAACCCATCTGCCTTGCAAGGAAGCCCCTGGAAGGAACTGTGGCAGCCAATGTGCAGAAGTATGGCACGGGGGCCATCAATGTGGACGGGTGCAGGGTGGGGGCTGAAGCCACTGGGTGGAATGGGAACAGCAGAACTGGTCCCATGCCAGGGGATGAACGAACAGACAAGGGGCTTGGGATGTTCCAGGCCGGGATGGAAAAGCAACACACCACACTGACATCTGGCCGCTGGCCAGCCAACATCATCCATGATGGCAGTGATGAAGTGGTGAAGGGGTTTCCCAGTCCACATGGGGCAGGTGTTGCCAGGGGTGGTGGGCTGGCTGTCCAGGACCAGGATGGTGGCCTGTATGGACTTGGACAACACAAGGGGAATGGTGCAAGGATTGGTGACACTGGTTCAGCATCCCGGTTCTTCTACTGTGCCAAGGCATCCAGGGCTGAAAGGACTGCCCAGGGCCAAGTGGACAACCCACACCCCACAGTGAAGCCCTTGGCCTTGATGACCTACCTTTGCAGGCTTATCACCCCGCCCGGCGGCATCGTGCTAGACCCCTTCATGGGGTCAGGCTCTACGGGCGTGGCCGCACTTGCCGAGGGCTTCAAGTTCACCGGCATTGAGCGCGATGCCGAGAGCCTTGCCATAGCGCAGCAGCGCATCTGCCTCGGGCATGAGCAAACCAAACATGGGCAGGCACAGAGATGGCCCCAGACAGCACTTTGAGCCTTGTCCCTAGGCGCACTACCGGGTGGGTGCATACAGTGCAGGAGAACGGCTCTCTGACGCTTCTAGGCGACCTCTATGGGCATGATGGCCTAGAGGGCTTTGAGGGGGCAATAGGGGCCGAACCTTGCGCCGTGGCCCTGGGCGATGCCGTCAAGGTCGTGGTCTACAAGCCAGAGCGGACCTATATAATAGAGCACGCCATCAGCGCCAAACCAGCCAAGCCTACCAAGCGCCGCTAGATTCTGCACTTAGCCGACTCTTGCCCGAATTCGGACAAACCTCAGAAAAGATGCCCGAAACTATTGACGAAGCGCAATAGGATGCCGTATATTAAGCACATGAGGAACGCAGGAGACATAGGGACCACCAACAAGGAGACCGATACCATGACCGACGCCATTCTCATCATCACCAACCCCATCTTCGCAGACCACATTGCCCACTTTGAGCGCACCTTCCACGCAGAGATTGTTGCCGCCATTGAGAACGGCACCGACCTCCCCGAAGAGTTTGCCGGTCTTGTAACCTTGACCAAGGTTGACGGCAACACCAAGTCATCTAACGCCTATCGCCTTGAGTGGGCGTAACTACCCACCCACCGCCCGCCCCTACGGGGGCGGGCCGCTAACCCCGGAAATGGAGGACATGAGCAATGAGCAAGAGCATTGAGACCAAGGCGGCAGAATATGTGCAGACATTCCCAGATGATGTGCTGCAAGAGATTGCCAGAGGCAAGATCAACCTGCGCAAATTAGTATGGGCGGAGATTGCCAGCAGACAGGGCCATGCCGCCAACGTATCACCCGCCGCTCAAGGTGAGGCTGCTGCGCGGGCAGACAATCGCCAGCACCTAAGCGGCGCGCCGTACCACATCCGCCTCCGCGCTTCTGGCAGGGGGCAGGCGTGGAATGACGGCAACGGGAGATACAAATGGGATTGACCGTAACCAACATCAGCCACCGCACTGGGGCCGCACCTAGCACGGTGCGGTGGTGGATCCGCCAAGGGCTGCTATCGGCAGAGATCACGCCAATGGGCTACCGCATCACCGAGGCAGAGCTTGAGCGGTTCCTGGCCGATAACAAGAAGTGGCTGCGGCCTAAGCGGTGGGCGGTGCAGACCGTGCAGCCCACTCGCAAGAGATAGCGCCGCCCGCTCACATCTGCAAACTGGTTGAAAGCCAAGGACGCCTAGGGCACTATGCTGACCGGTCGGGCTTAGGGGTAGGCTCGTTTCTATAAGGCCAGCTAATGCCAGGCACCTCTCTGATGACGGCCAAAGAGGCCGCCTCTTACTACCGCGTCAATCTCAGAACCATCTATGTTTGGGCCTCGCAGGATCCGCCCTGCGTGCCTTGCATCCGCATCGGGCGCACGCTACGCTTTGTGCGTGACGATGTCATGCCCGTGCGTTCGGAGGTGGCAAGAGAGGAGGATAAATGCCACGTCCGATAAGGGGAATGACCAAACGCGGGCCGGTCTGGTATGGGCGACTGTATCAGAACGGCAAGGAGAGGCGGGTGCGGCTAGGGCGCGACTATACCAAGGCGTGCGCCAAGTGGCGCCGCATCAAGAGAGAGGGCGCACCAGAGAAGCCCGCCCGGCCGATGACCATAAACGATGCGTGGCCGCGATGGCTGGCAAGCTACGTTGCCACGGCAAGAAACGAGCGCAACCAGCGCGATGCCAAGGCCAGGGCAAAGCGCTACCTTAGCCCGGCGCTAGGCAGCATTGCGCTGGGCAGGCTCACCGAGGATGACCTGAGAGCCTACAGGCTGCACCTCGAGCGCGCAGAGCTCGCACCGCAGACCGTGGGGCATATCCTGAGCGATGTGCGCTGTATGCTCGGCTGGTGCGTCCGCTGCGGATGGTTGGACCGGTCGCCATTCCCGAGGCGATTGTTGCCCAAAGTGCCAGAGCGTGCGCCTGACAGGCTCACAGAGGCGCAAACGCAGGCGGTCTGCAGCACGCCTGACCCATATGGCTTTGCGTGCCGCCTGGCACTTGCCACGGGCCTGAGATGGGGCGAGTTGGTCAAGGTGCAAGCCGCTGACGTGCAGGATGGGGTGCTCGCCGTGACGCAGCCTAAGACCGGCAAGCGGGTCGATGTGCCGTTGCCGCCGGCGATGCTCGCAGAGCTGCGCGGGCGGGTTGGCCTGCTGGTGCCCTATCAGCACTCGCAGAATTTCAACCGGCGGGTGCGCCAGCTGTCAGGCGTTGAGGACTTCCGCGTCCACCGTCTGCGGCACACCTTCGCCTGCAGGTGGCTGGAACGCGGGGGCAGCATTGAGAAATTGCGCCAGATCCTAGGGCATAGCACGGTGCGGATGACTGAGCGTTACGGCAAGGTAAGCCGCCGGGAGTTGATTGAGGAAGCGAGGCGAGTTTATGGAGAGTAACCGTACCAATCCCGTACCAGTTGCTCTAAGTGTAGACCCTGCCTGCAATGTAGCGGTCTGCAAAACCGTTATCACCGGTTCGAATCCGGTCGCCGCCTCCAAAGAGCGCACGCGGTAAACATCGTCACAACCGCGACATAGCATAGGCCCGCAAGCTCTTAGAGTCTGCGGGCCTTGCTGTAACCGCTTTGCTGTTTTCCAGTCGTTTCCAGACTTTTCCAGTCTTTTATAGGGGCAAACCGTACCAGTGACCGTACCAGTTACAAGCCCATCAATGCGCCGCCAATGCCTACCAAGGCTGCGGCGCCTAGGATCCTGCCCGCACCGTCAATGCTCTCATTGTTAATCCTCCTGATTTAGCTTCTCAAGTAAGGCCAGCATCTCATCACGCGGCTCAACCTGAGTAATCAACCATTCTATGTATTGGTCGTGCGTCATATCGCGCAGGGCGGCAAACTTTTTTACTAGGTTGTGAACGTCGGCCGATGTTCGAATATGTCCCCCCGCTTCACGTTTCCGCGCAGAGCTTCCATCAGGCATCTCCGTCTCTCCTTTTGATGTGCCGAGCAACACGGCCGCTTCATACCATTTCAAGCACGGGTATTGCTCGGCGGACTCTCTCACTGCCTCTGTCATTGCGCCTCCCCTCGCTGTCATCTTGGTCGCGGTCATCGCGCATGGCCAGTATGCGCCATTTGCGCACAAGTACGCAAGAGATGCGTTTTGCCCGGTCAGCATGCGCCATGATGTTGCGTCGCGCAAGAAAAGTTTGCGCCCGTAAATCGCGCCCCGCGTATGGCTTATGTGGCAATTGTATGCGCCGTGCCCGGTCGGCCTGAATTTTACCTTTGTCAAACTTTGGCATTTTGTTACAGTCCGCCTATGCGAAAGACGATAAGGGTGAATGAGACAGCACACAAAGCCGCGAAGGTGGCCGCAGCCCAAGCGGGCACAACCCTGAGCAGGTGGATTGAGCAGATGATAGCAGCCCGGCTAGGCGGTTCTGATGCGAGCAGAGATTCTGCCCCATCCTCATCGCGCACCGCCGGCCGGGCTGCATCGACTAGCTAGATACAGGGCGACTAGGCAGAGACCGCCAAGCCATCGACCTAGCCGCCCATGAAGGGACTCCAACGCGCAAGGCGCTAGAGACCTTGCGGGAAAGCTAAGGCCAGGGATGACCACACCGCAAGCCCTAACCGCTTCCCCTTCGATGCAAAGCCAGCGAGCCGGACGTGTGCCCCGAGACTACCAGAGCCTACCCCGTAGCCTTGGCCGTCCGGCTCGCACCTCACGCATGACCCTCATCGGTTGGTGGATGATCGGCTGCGCTCTTGGCTGGTCTGCTGCATTCGCTTTGTGGGGGCCGATGCCGTGACAGAGCGCATCACCACGACCTATAGCATGTGGTCTACCTTCCGCAATTGTCGGCGCCGTTGCTGGTATCGGTACGTCGAGGGGCTGAAGCCGATAGACCGTGACCCCAATCTGCACTTTGGCTCTGTCAGCCACAACTGGCTAGAGCTGCACCACGGCGGGCAGTCCGATGATGCCCGGCGGTCCATTCAGATCGCGTGGCCTTCGCCAGAGGACGCGCCTAAGCGCATGATGGCTGAGGCAATGTTCCTAGGCTACGTCCGCCGCTATGCTGCCGAGCCTTTCCAAGTAGTTGAGCTAGAGAAGGTCATCGAAGGGCCTATTGTCAATCCTGAGACCGGGCGCATCAGCCGCACCTTTGTGCTGCGGGGCAAGGTCGATGGACTCATCAAGATCGACGGTGACTATTGGCTGCTCGAGCATAAGACGGCAGGCACGATAGACGGCACCTACCTGGATCGGCTCTGGGCAGACTTTCAGATCATACTCTACAGCTACTATCTCACCATGAATGGCACGCCTATCAAGGGCGTGCTTTACAACATCCTGGCTAAGACGCGCATCCGCCAAAAGAAGGGCGAGACGCAAGATGAGTTTTGGCGCCGCCTGGTTGCCAAGTATCAAGAGCCTGAGATGTTCCACCGTGAGCAGCTGTTCATTGGTAATGAACAATACGATGACCTACTGCACGACCTATGGGACTTGACCCAAGCCTACCTAGAGGCCCGAAAGCACAACCGCTGGTACAAGAATCCTGGCAACTGTTTCAACTGGAACCGCCGCTGTCCTTACTGGCCGCTATGCAAGGGCGGGGACAATGAGATGACGCGGGCCAATCACTACGAGGTGGTTGAGCCGCATGAGGAGTTGAGGACGTAACGAGAGGAGACCCCATGACCACGCCATCACGCATGGCTCAATGTCTTTAAGGAGGCCCCATGACCCTACCAACCAAACCGACCCCGCCTAAGACCGATCTCAGTGCGTTTACCGTGATGCTCTACGGGCCGCCTAAGATCGGCAAGTCTACATGGGCAAGCCGCTGGCCTGATGCGCTATTCCTGGCAACCGAGCCGGGCTTGAACGCGCTCGAGGTCTACCAGCAGCCTATCCGCACATGGGCTGAGATGCTCGCCGCTGTCAAGGAGCTTGAGGCCGGCGCGCACAAGTTCCGCACGGTGGTGGTTGATACCGTGGACAATATGCACACGTTCTGCTCTGAGGCCGTATGCGCTCAGTGGAAGGTCAAGCACCCGGCTGACCTGAAGTATGGCAAAGGGTGGGGCCTTATCAACTCGGAGTTCCAGCGCACGCTCACACGGCTTGCGCATCTGCCTAGCGGTCTAGTGCTCATCAGCCACGCGGTTGACCGTGAGCAGGAGACACGCACCGGCACGTTTACCAAAACCATGCCGACCTTGCCCGGCAAGGCGCGTGAGGTCGTGACCGGACTAGCCGACATGATCCTGTATTGCGATGTTGAGCCGGTTGTGACTGATGGCAAGGTGACGGGCTACAACCGCGTGATGCGTACCACGCCCACCGCTACCTATGAGGCTGGCGACCGCACGGGCCGCCTGCCTGAAGTTCTGCCCCTAGCCTATGCGACCTTCACTAAGGCATTCACCGATGGAGGATCCAAGTAGATGACCTATCCGCATAACGAAGCTGATGAGCAAGCCATTGCCGAGCGCCTTGCACAATATGATGAGGCCTTCGGCGGGGTTGACCCGGCTGAAAACAAAGAGTTCGAGCCGCTGCCTGACGGCAACTACCAAGCCAAAGTTGACCGGGCCGTGGTTGCGCCGAGCAAGAGAAGCGACCGTGACATGCTCACCATCACCTGGTCAATTATCGGGCCTACCCATGCCGGCCGGTTGGTGTGGGACCGTACGCTACTTGACCGCCCGGACGGCTGGCCGTTCCTCAAGGCTATGCTGCTCAAGATGGGCATCAACCTGAGCCAGCTCAGTGAGTTGCCCGCCGCATGTCATCTGATGCTCGATCGCTACGCTGAGATCTACATCAAGCAAGCCGGTGAGTTTACCAATGTCTACGTGAACAAGCAACTCGAGGTGGCAACCACCGACGCGCCGCCGGTTGAGGATGCACCGCCCTTCTAAGAGACCCAGTGCCCGGCGTGCGCCTCGGTGCGCGTTGAAAGCAGGTAGGGGGTCTCCTGCTGGATGCCCCGAGCGCGCCGCCGGGCTTTACATAAGGAGCTAGGCACCATGAGTATACTGACCGTTGACCCTAGACTAGCTGACAACATCAACGCCGCTGCTGCCAACCTGGGCGTCAGCACTGACCGCCTACTGACCGACCTCTACCAGATGCACGTTGCCGACGTTGCCGGCGTCTACTGCCGTGAGCGCCGCACCTACGGCCTGCTGTCCGGCCGCGTGACTGCTAACGAGCGGGCTGCGCTGCTCACCGATGGTGCGGCATGATCTACAAAGTCTTATCCGAGGGCGGCAAGCCCTGCAACGGCGGCTCTGGCCAGTGGCATCTGCCGAAGGGCAAGCGGCCTGGTAAGTGGATGCCTCGCATCAAAGACATTGAGCCATGCGTGCGCGGGTATCACCTCTGCGATGGTGAGCTGCAATTGCTTGAGTGGATTGGCCCAACGATATGGGAGGCCGAGTATGACGGTGGGCCGGTGCGTGAAGGTGACAAGATTGTTGTGCCGCGTGCGCGGTTGATTCGCAAATGTGAGCACTGGACAAAACACACGGCGCGTCTGTTTGCGGCCGAGTGTGCCGAGAGGGCATTGCCCATCTATGAGAAGGAAGCGCCGAAAGACAAGCGCCCGCGACTGGCAATCGAAGCGGCACGGAAACACGCAGGCGGGTTGATTACAGATGAAGAGTTGGCCGCCGCTAGGGCCGCCGCTGGGGCCGCCGCTGGGGCCGCCGCTGGGGCCGCCACTTGGGCCGCCGCTTGGGGCGCCGCTGGGGCCGCCGCTGGGGCCGCCGCTGGGGCCGCCGCTGGGGACGCCGCTGAGGCCGCCACTTGGGCCGCCACTTGGGCCGCCGCTGGGGACGCCGAGAGGCAATGGCAAGCCGATCTATTGCGCAAGCTGCTGGCCGGTGAGTGGCCAGAGGACGGCGCCGCATGAGACACGCCGCGCAGACCATAAGCTGGGGAGAGCTGGAGTACACACAGACGGGCCGTGAGCTGCGCACAATGGACGCATGGAACCACGGGCGCATTGACGGGCTGATCTATGGCGAGTGGCTGATGCGCGAGATGAACAGAGCAAGGGCGCGGTTCAAATGGACCATCGACGCACCGTGCGAGAGATGCCCTGACCTGAAGTGCAAGCGCCACGGCGCTGCTGTCTACCAGAGTATCTTTGTGCGCCCATACCGCTATGAGTGCCCCGAGTGCGAGCATGAGCAAGAGCGTCACAACCTAGACCTGCGCGAGCGGTGGAAGCGTGAGCGCACGCTGATACCTATCAGAGACAGGCGGCGCATTGCGCCCTATCGCGGGTACATGACTACGCCATACCTTTGCCGTCTGGCAAATTGGGCAGAGCGGTATCTATCCGATGACAGCAACCCACCTACCACCGGCACCTACATGGCGAAGCTGCACGGTGAGTGCAGCCAATCATCAATGCTAGACGCACTGGGCATCCTTCGCAAGTGCGGCCTAGCCACGTTCGACAAGAGCCAAAGCGTGTGGATCTGGACAGGGGGCAAGGGTGCCAGCGCCTAAGAACAACTACAGACGCGGCGCCGCGTTTGAGCGCAAGGTGCGCGACCACCTCTATGAGCAGGGCTTTACCTATGTGGTGCGCTCGGCCGGTTCGCACGGCCTGGCTGACCTAGTCGCCATGCGCCGGGATATGTGGTTGCTGGTGCAATGCAAGATTGACGGCAACCTACCACCGACTGAGCGCGAGTTGCTAGTTGAGTTGGCTGACGATGTCGGCGCCCGTGCCGTCATGGCGGCCAGGGGCAAACGCGGCAAGATCGAGCTGCACAAGCTGGCCGGCAAGGATGGAGAGGTGATCTATGAGGAGCTTGAGTTATGAGCAAAGCTAATGCTGCGCCTCGCACCAAGGGCGAGCTTCGCCCGGGCGATGAGATTGTGTTTACCTATCGGCGGTGGGGCGAGGATGCGCATGACGCAGGCACCTACATGGGCGACCTCATCAAGGATGCGTGGTTTCTGCTCTACCAGTCGCAAAGCGACATAGACAACGGCAACCGCTCAATCAACGCCGTGCCTTGGCGGCACGTGACCAACTTCACCGCGTGGCCGGGGGGACAGGGCGAGTGAGCAAAGAGCAGGGCCTACCATATCTGGCCGTCTGGGCATCGGACACCCTAGCCCGAATCTATGAGACGGGCGAGCCGCCTGAGGTAACTGGCGCACGGCTCAGGCTCTGGCTCATTGCCTGCAAGCAAGAACCGGTTGGCACGCTGCCCGATGATATGGAAAGACTGGCCCGCTGGAGTGGGTTAGATGCCCGAGCAATGCATGAGCATTGCTCGAGCATTACGGGTGGATGGAAACTGCGAAATGGCCGTTACCACATCAGGCGTATACAAGAGCAGCATTCTGAGGTGGAAGGACGGCGCGAGCATGGCCGCAAAGCCGCTAACAGCAGGTGGGGCAAAGAGAAAACCCACCATGCCCGAGCAATGCCCGAGCAATGCCCGAGCAATGCAGAAACCGATGCCCGAGCAATGCCTCCATCTCCATCTCCATCTCCATCTCCAACAAAGAAGAAAGAAGGGCGCGCTAACGCGCCCGCCCTCTCTTCCTCTCGGGCTGACGCCCTGCACGGTCACATCCTGACCATCACCGGGAAGGCGCCGCATCAATTGCAGTTGACCACTAAGCGCAAGGCCGCGCTACGCCAGCGGTGGAAGTATGCACTGAAGCTGCCCATTGAGCCAGAGCTGGCAGTACTCGGTGCAGTCATGGCGCTTGCGCGCATGGACTGGCACCAGAACGAGGGGCACACAGACCCGTACAAGTACGCGCTACGCTCAGATGAGCAGTTTGAGGACAGACTCGAGAAGGCCCGCAAGTTGGGTGTCACACCCGAGGCGGTTCAGAAAGCGATAGGAGGCGAGGATGGCGGACAATAGCACGCAAGCAAATATTGGCGGCGGCCTATACCATGCTGCCCATTTCACAGGAATGCTGCAAGTTGCCTTCATTGTGCTCAAGCTAACCGGGCATATTGACTGGTCATGGTGGTGGGTGTTTGCGCCAACGTGGGGCAGCCTGGCGCTATGTGCCATCATTGCGCTCATTGTGCTTGCCTTCGTGGCAATTGCTGACGCGGTGCGATGATGAAGGCAAAGAAGCACGGCGATGTCCTAGCCACCGGCCCCAACGCGCAGATACCTATGCATGTTGAGCTGGTTGGTCAGACCGGCATCATCCGCCTACCACGCCGCAAGGTTGCTGACGCTGTCCGCGATGAGCGCACCGGCAAGGTCAAGCACCCTGAGGCCTATGCAACAGACTTCTCAGAGTGCGCCTCATGCGACCGCTGCGGCGGTCATGCGCTAGATAACGGCAGCATGGCACCAAGTGCCGGTATCTTGAGCGTGCTGCGGATCAATGGCGGCGGCGTCGCCTTTCATACCTCAGCCGCGTGCAGTTGCGTATTCGGCGCCTTCCGGCATAAGAGCCGCACTGATGAGTGGGGCGAAGTGCGCGGGCTGCAATTCGCTGACCGCCTGAAAGACGTACCGCCGGGCCTGACCGCAGAGCATTGGCAATGGATCCGCACATGCCACACGCCGGGCGACCAGATACGGGACGTGGTTGAACGACTGCCGAGTGTAGTCAGAGGCGCGGTTGGCCGTGCCGTGCAGGCATGGCTACGCACAGACCCGCCCATCTATGAGCCGTACCCGATGCGGCATCAACACACGGACACAAAGCCAGCGCAGCAAGAGCTGGTCAAGGAGATGACATGACCGACCAATCCACCACATCACCTAAGCCCATGCACAAGCGATGGCGCTTCTGGATTAGCGCAGCAACCATTGCCACTAATGTCGCACTGGTTGCCACCGGGGCTATTGACATGCAGGAAGGACTCAAGAACGCAAGCGAAGCCCTGATGTATCTCATCGGATCGACCAGCGCCGCCGCCTATGGCATTGCCCACGCACGCGGTGCTGCCGAGACAGATAGAAGGCTGGCCGCAAACGCGACCAAGCTCGAGGAGATGGAGGCTACAACTCAACGCGCCCTGAATGTCTGGGCGCAAGGGGAGAACGGAAATGACTAGCGTGCAAGTGCTGCCGACATGGGCAGAGCTGAAGCAAACCCACGGGGGCGTGCTGAATGAAGTGCGAGCGGTCAACCTGGCGCTCGCAGAGGCGAAGGTTGACGACGGCAAGGTTGACGGCCTGGAGTGGCTCGAGGTCATTGCGACCATTGCCGGCAGCCTCAACCGCGTGATCGGTGAGCTCTACACCACCGTGCAGGAGGTTGCCACGGTGAGCGCGGATGATCGGCGCGAGTGGGCCGTGCAGGTGATGAAGGATGCCTATCGGACAGACTTTGACATTGACATTCCCTGGCTCATTGAGCCGTTCGAGTCGATGGCAGAGAACGCTGCACTCGGGCAGCTCGGCAAGTTGATCGAGGCCGCAGAGGATCTGATGCAGAAGGGCAGCGCGGCCGGCGTTGCGTTGCCGATGGCCGATCCTGAAGCGAAGCGCGACCGTGAGGCTGTAGTTGCGCATGATGAGGCATCGCACCCAAGCGAGTAGAGGACTCTTCCCCCGCGTCCGCGTGGACTAACCCGTGTAAGTAGCCGGAACCGAGCCTCAAACCTAATAGACTTGAGGAGTAGGCAAAGCGGTTGCGGGCGCGGGGGAGAGAAAGGGAAGATGAAACGACGTTCTCACAAAAATTATTTGAAAGGTAGAGAGGAGCTGAAATGCCCAAGATAGCCACGACAATGCGACAGATTCGGATGACGGACCAGACGCTAGCGCGCCTCCAGAGCCTACAATCGAAACTTGATCTGAGTTTGAAAGATGTGCTTGAGGGCTTGCTACAGCGGGGCGAAGCGCCATTGACCTTGTGGCAGCTTACCGGCAACGGCTTCTTTGACGGCCATCCCGAGGTGCTAGCGGATGCGAAGGCGCTACTCGAGCGCGAGCTGGAACTACGGCTCCACATCGCCGCGTTTGCCACTACCGCCGCGCAGAGGATGGCCGAGAGTCCGAATGAATGAGTTGGCTCTTTTCGCAGGCGCTGGCCGCACTAACCCGCCCGAGGAAATGTGCTAGGGTTCATCAGGATCAGAAAAGGAGATGCCGATGGCAAAGCCAAAAACAGACGCCAAAACGATTCGCATGACGGGCGAGGACTTCCAGCGCACTAAGCAACTCAAGGCCTCGTGCGGCCTGGGGATGCAGGAGTTGTACCGACAGCTGCTTCGCCGGGGCGAGCCATATGTTGCCGCGTGGAGCTGGTTCGAGAGCGGTGTTCTAACGCGCTATCCCGAATTGCAGGAAGAGATGCGGCAACTTCTGGAGCGCGAAATGCGGCTGCGCGTTGATCTGGGTGAATTTGCCAGGTCGATCGCACGGCGGATGGCCGAGAGTGAAGATGCTTACGAGCAATTCGAAGCTGAGCTGAAGAAACAAGACGGTATTGCGAAATCGCAGCGCGTCGAATGCGGCAGGAAGTGTTGCCGCACTAACCCGCCCGAGGATCCGCCGCCTGAGCTAGAGGATGAAGGCGCGCCCGGAGGCGGGGGAGGTGGTGCAGGATGACAGAGTGGAACACTGACGTGGACAATGCGCCGCTAGAGAAGGGCCTCTTAGTTACAATCGACCGTGGGGACGGTTCGCGGTTTGTGCCGCGCTGGTGTGCCTACCGCTCATGCACATCGTCCGCCTGGAGGTCTGCCAATAGAGACATCGGCATCATTCTGCCACCGCTGCGCGTGGTTGCCTACATGGAACAACCCGAGCCGCACATGCCGCCTAATCCGATTGCAGAGAAGGCAAGGCGCATAGCAACCGAGTGCGCCGTGTTGGCCCCGCAGAGCGGTGAGATGGTGAGCCTTACTATGACCAAGCTAGACATGGCGCTAGGTACGCTGATGAAGATCAAGCGCATGGCGACTGAGTTGGCAGAGGAAGTGGAGAATGGCCGTCACAAATAGTGCCCTGACATCTACGGAATGACAGTAGGCTAGGGAGGGCTACATGGCTAAGTTCTGGACGTGGGAGTTCGGCGGATCGGGCCACAGGATCAATGACAGCGCAGAACGCTTTGACATTGTGATGACACCTCGAGCGCCTACACACACAAAGCCGGGCGCAATCGTGCTGCTGCCCCAAGGATTGCAGACGGTCTGGTATTGGCCCGAGCGTGATGACCCGTTGCCTAACTGGGAACCTGACCGCTCGCTTACCAGACACGCGCTTGACCAAGGCGCGCTACTGCATGATGAGCATGGCGACCTTGTCCCTGGTTGGGGCGGGCCTGGGTGCGACCGCTATGCGGTTGACCTAGGGCTGCTGCAGGCTGGCGTGGTCATGCGCATCATTGCAGACCACGACGATGTGCAGGACTGGTGCGACGGCATACACTTTGAGGATCTGGCCTATAACCCGCATTCTGCATGGCTGCGCTATGTGCCCAACCTCGAGCTCTGGCGTGCGAGCTTTCATCGCATGGTGCAGGCTGCCACGCGGCGCATTGCTATGCGGACATGCAATGCTTTCCACGGCTACTACTTTCCGCCCACCTATCTGCGAGCCTTCTGGATGCAGAAGCTAGAGGGCTTCCTGTTCAAAGACTTTGAGTCTGAGGTTGATAGCCGTGACCAGGACTACGGCAAGCTCTTGCGCTGGCGTCATTGGGGCGCTGCCTGCCGGCGGCACCCGGCGATGCTAGAGGGCTTCTGCCAGCCTGGCTGGAATGACGCAAAGAGAGCGCAGTATTTGCGGCTCGGCTCTGCCACGGCTGACCTATTCGATGCGCACTGGATGGCGTGGGCACATCCCAGCATGAGTCGCTACAAGGAGGGCGCGGTCTGGTGCGAGTTCTACGATGAGTTGATCGAGCTAGGCGAACCAGTGGCAGAGCGCGAGTTCACCGTGATCCCCACGCGGCTATTCAGCCGAGAGCATGAGCACGGCCGGGTGCTGGTCAATCCCAAGCCCGAGCCGGTGGCCTGGCGCGGCGTGACCGTGCCTGCGCTGGATGCGGTGATAGTGAGATAGGAGGGGCAGGAGATGAGCACCGGATGGTTCGGACTGGTTGAGGCATTCAGGGCGGCTGCAGAGATGTCGCGCAACTGTGCACAACTTGGCGTGCTGCTCAAGCAAGAGCCACCGACACATGATGATCTAATTGACCTGAGCGACTTGTGTGTTGACGCAGCGGCCAAGGGTGAGCGCCAGTGCAGCGTGTCAACTCAGGCGCTTGCGCGGATCCTGATGGATTACCTGAACATTCACGAGGCATGGCACCGCCGGGCATGGCGGAAGGCGTGCGCGTGGCTGGACAGTTTGTTCACTTAGCGGGGTGGTGTTATTAAGTACCCATAGGGGGGCAGATCCTTGGGCCAACAACAGATGACCTACGCGCCCGGGCCGGACGCAGGTTTTTCCTCACTTTGGGGGGCCGGGTGCCGCTGTGTGCGCCCGGCCCGGGGGAGGTGTTATTAAGTGCCGCTGAAACCTAAGCAGCCCTGCAAGCATCCGCGCTGCCCGGCGCTTGTGCCGGTCGGCGTGCGCTACTGCGCCCGGCATTCTGAGATTGACCCGCCTGCGCCGTGCCGGGAGCCGGGCTGCCCTGAGTTGGTCAAGCCGCCGGACCGCTACTGCGCGGCGCACCAAGCCGAGAAGGCAGAAGCCTATGACCGCGCCAGGGGCACCACGGCAGAGCGTGGCTATGGCGCCGCGTGGCAGCGTGTGCGCCGCTGGTATCTGGCCGAGTATCCGCTCTGCGAGGTTTGCGAAGCCGCCGGGCGCGTCAAGGCTGCAGAGCAGGTTCACCATATCAGCCACGACACCCGCAACAATTCGCCGGACAACCTGCAGGCAGTCTGCGTGCCGTGCCACCGGCAGCTAGAGCGTGACTATCAGAAGGGGAGGCAACATGGCAGATAGGATGCCCGTGCCCAAGGGACTCGACGCAGAAGCCAAGAAGATGTGGCGGCGGGTGGTCAAAGACCTCAAGCCCAAGGGCCTTATCACGCCATCTGACGCCATCGCGCTCGAGATGCTATGCCGGGCCTTTGCAAGCTGGCGCGCCGCCGCCCAGGAGGTGCAAGATCAAGGCGCCAATCTAGTCAGCCTGACGCCTAACGGCTATGAGGCCGCAAGCCCCTGGGTGGCTATCGAGCGCACCGAGTATGACAAGCTCTACAAGATGCTGAAAGAATTTGCGCTGACGCCGGTGCGCCGTGGCAGGGTGACGCCGGCCGAAGGTACGGATGATGACCCGATGACCGGACTGCTGGACTAGAGACCCCTAGGAAGGCAAGCCCTGCGTGGGCAAGATCGACACCGCCGCCGCAGGCAAGGCCCTGCAGTTTGTGCGGCAACTCAAGCATACTAAAGGCCGCTGGGCGGGCCAACGCTTCCAGGTGCTACCGTGGCAGGCCGAGCTCTTGCGTGCGCTATTCGGCACGCTCAAGCCGAACGGCTTCCGGCAATACAAGACCTGCTACTGCGAGATCCCGAAGAAAAACGGCAAGAGCGAGCTTGCCGCAGCCGTGGCCCTGAAGCTGCTATTTGCCGATAATGAGCCGGGCGCGGAGATATTCTCAGCGGCGGCCGACCGCGATCAAGCCGCTATCGTGTTCAATGTCGCAAAGCAGATGGTGAAGGATGCGCCAGCCTTGGCGGCTAAGGCCAAGATCGTAGACAGCAAGAAAACCATTCACGTCAAGAGCACCGGCAGCTTCTACAAGTGCCTCAGCGCCGAAGCCTACACCAAGCACGGCCTCAACGTACACGGCGTGATATTCGATGAGCTGCACGCGCAGCCGACCCGTGAGCTTTGGGATGTGCTCACCGTAGGCTCAGGCGATGCCCGGCAGCAGCCGCTTTACTTTGCCATTACCACGGCGGGCTATGATCGGCAGTCGATTTGTTGGGAGATCCACGAGCATGCGCGCCAGGTGGCCGAGGGCATCATTGACGATCCTACATTTCTGCCGGTTCTCTTTGCGGCAGATGATGATGCCGATTGGGAAGATCCTGCAGTCTGGGCGGCCTGCAACCCGTCCCTGATACTTGAGGAAGGCGGGCCGGGCATCATCACGATGGAGAAGGTGCAGGAAGCATACCAGCAGGCCCTTGCCCGCCCGGCAGAAGAGAACAGCTTTCGCAGGCTCAGGCTCAACCAGTGGGTGCGCCAGGAGACGCGCTGGCTGCGTATGGGCGATTGGGATGCGTCGGCCGGCAAGGTTGACCCGAAAGCCCTAGAGGGCCGTGAGTGCTATGCGGGGCTGGATCTAGCGAGCACAACCGACGTTGCCGCGTTGGTGCTGGTATTCCCGCCGGTTGAGGAAGGCGGGCCGCATGAGGTGCTGCCCTTCTTTTGGATCCCCGAGGAGGCCGTGCGCGAGCGCACAGCGCGCGACAAGGTGCCCTATGAGCAATGGGTAGACCAAGGCCACGTTATCGCCACCGAGGGCAACGTGATTGATTACCGGCATATTCTCAAGCGCATCCTCGAGCTGCACAAGGTCTACAACATCAAAGAGGTTGCCTTTGACCGGTGGGGCGCGATTCAGCTAGTGCAGGACCTTGAGGGCGAGGGGCTAACGGTCGTGCCGTTCGGGCAGGGCTATGCGAGCATGAGCGGGCCGTCTAAGGAAATGGAGAAGCTAGTATTGGGTAAGCACCTAGCCCACGGCGGCAACCCCGTGTTGAGGTGGATGGCTGACAACGTCATGGTTAAGCAAGATCCAAGCGGCAACATCAAGCCGGACAAAGGCAAGAGCACTGAGAAGATTGACGGCATTGTGGCGACCATCATGGCACTAGACCGGTGCATCAGGCATGAGGCAGAGGAGCCGAGCATCTATGAGACCACGCGCACTCTGTAAGAAGTGCGCACTTGCAAAACTCTCACTTTTGTGTTATAGATAAATCACCCCCGAGTAGACCCCGCCTGACAAACCATTGACCCCTCTAGGGGCGCGTGACGTTTGCCGAGCAGCAACGGTTACGGGTGGCTTACTAGAGCACGACATAGCCTGGGGCATTTGATTGTCCGTGGTACACCACCGCCGGAGCATGATTGGTGGTATGGGCCTGTTCGTGGCAACACGGGCGGGCTTGCCCTGCATCGTGCTGCAGGTATTGGCGGGCCTGGCTTTGATCTGGACCTTGCCCTGACTGCGGTTTATGGCGCCGTGCGTGTGCTCTCTGGCGACAATTCCGCGCAGCCCATTCACTTGCTTGAGGACACTGGCAACGGTCGCACCCGCGTGCGCTCACACTCGCTGTATGACGTTCTGCGCTATGCGCCCAACCCTGAGATGAGCGCCACCGATCTGCGCAAAACCTGGCTGGTTGGTCTCTGCCTGCGCGGCAATGCCTATACGTTTATCGAGCGCAATACCTATGACCGGCCCATCGGACTCTGGCCGCTTGAGCCTGACCGCGTGACACCAGTGCGCGATGCGGATGGCGAGCTTGCCTATGAGTACCACGCAGGCGGTGGCAACATCCGCACGCTCAAGCAGAGCGAGGTGCTGCACTTCAAGGGTGTTTGCACCGATGGCCTAACTGGCTTGTCGCCTATCACTGTGCTCTATGGGCCGCTTGATGCTGCCCGGCTGGCAGAGGAGCAAGCGCGCCGTGCGTTTGACGGCAGTAACCAGCGGCTATTCTTTGAGACCGAGGAGAAGCTAACCGCAGAGACCCGCGATGAGCTGAGTGAAAGCTATCACAAGAAGTACGCAGGACCGGCCAATGCGGGCAAGGTGCCCTTCCTCGGGTGGGGCCTCAAGGCCAAAACCCTCAGCATCTCACCTGCCGATCTGCAGCTTCTTGAGTCGCGCAAGTATGATGCGCAGTCGATCTGCATGGCAGCCTTTGGCGTGCCGGGCTTCCGCTGCGGCATTGCCGCAGATAAGACAGAGACCTTCGCCAGCATTGACGCGCACCAGCTTGCCTATGCGATCTATACCATGCTGCCCATCAACGTCGGCATTGAGCAAGAGCTCATGCGCAAGCTCTTGACGCGCAAGGAACGCGAGACGCTTGCCATTGAACACCTGATGGACGGGCTGCTGCGGGCTGACCCCAAAACCCAGAGCGAGATTCTAAGCCAGGGCGTGATGCACGGGCGGCTTATGCCTAACGAGGTCCGCGATATGGACAACCGTGGCCGCCTCGGGCCGGAAGGCGACAGGGCCTATATGCCCAGCACGATGGTGCCGATGGGCTATCACCCTGATGCGAAAGACAGCGACGAAGGGACAAGCGATGAGTAAGCAACTTGGGGGTGGCATTGAGCTGCGGGGTGGGTGGTCTCAAGGGCCAGCCCAAAACAACAAAACCGACACGCCGCCCCCACACAGGCCCGAGCAACGCAGGGCCTATGAGCTTGAGTGCCGCGCAGAGGATGACGGCAATCTGGTGCAGATCGACGGCTATGCAGCCGTGTTTGATGTTGCGTCAGGGCCGATCCTGGAGGCGTGGGGCATTGAAGAGGTTATCAAGTCCGGCGCATTCAGTAAGACCATCGGCGAGGCCGATGTGCGCGCACTATTCAACCATGATGCCGACATGGTCATTGCCAGGGCAAAGCCGCCTGCAGGCTTCCTGCCAACGCTTGAGCTTGAGGAAGATGGCACGGGCCTGATGTTCAAGGCGTCGGGTGACACGCGCATTAGCTACGTGAACGATCTGGCCGTGAGTATCAGCCGGGGCGACATTAGCCAGGCATCGTTTGCCTTTGTGCCAGTGCAGGAACGCTGGACCGACAGAGGCAAGGATGAGCCGCTACTGCGTGAGATTCTTGAGGTCAAGCTCTATGACGTTAGCCCGGTGACGTATCCGGCCTATGAGCAGACTTCCATCTGGTTGACCCCTAGAAGCATTGAGCAAATTGCAGAGCTAGAGGCCAAGGGCAACGGCCATGCCCAGCGGCTAATGGATCTGCTCAACGATACCCAAGGCGACCAAGAGCCGAGAGCAAACGAGCACTCAACTGAGCCGGACCCGCAAGCCGGGCACCACTCGGATGAGCCGCCAACCGACTCCCACTCGGAAGAAGCCCAAGAAGGCAAAACCGAAACTGTGCCGCTATCGCTTGCAAGAGCGCAGATCGAGTTAGCGCGGCGCATGGGAGGGAACGATGAACGCAACCGAGATGAGGCGGCGAGCTGAGGAAGTTCTGAAGCGCGCCACCGCGTTGACGGAAACGGCCGGCGCTGATGAGCGCGACCTGACCGTTGAGGAACATGAGCAGCTTCAGGCGCACATCAAAGAGCATGATGACTTGCTTGAGCGCGCCAACACCATCGACGGCCTAGAGCAGCGCCAGGGCGCCGCGCATGTGCCGGTCAATGATCCACCGCGCCAAAACCCGAGCGGAAACGACCAGCGCGAGAGCCTGAGCATTGGCGAAGTGCTGCAGATGGCTGCGCGTAGTTCCGGGGACCCGCGCTATCGCAATCTGCCGGTGAGCGGCAAGGTGCTCGCAGCCGAGCAGCGCGCCGTGCAGGGGCAAAGCGAAGGCACCCCGAGCAAGGGTGGCCATGCGGTTGGCACCGATGACATCAGCACCATTATGGACAAGGTGCATGAGAATACTGACATTCTCGGCAAATGCACCACGATCACGGTGGGGCCTAATTCCGACAGTATCAGCCTGCCCTACATTGATGAGACCAGCCGGGCGGCTGATAGCCGGTGGGGTGGCTTGCGTGCCTTTAGGCAAGCCGAAGGCGCAACCATCACGGCCAGCACGACCACGCTGGGCAAGATCACGCTGGAGCTGGAGAACCTGACCGCGCTGGTGCCGTTCACGGACCAGCTCTTGAAGGATGCCCCGGCGCTCACTTCCTGGGTGCTCCAGACGGTGCCCAAGGAGTTCGCGTTTACGCTGAATGATGAGTTCTTTAATGGCGACGGCGCCGGTCACATGCTCGGCGTGATGAACAGCCCGGCGCTTGTGACCGTGCCGAAGGAAACCGGACAGACGGCGGCCACGATCAAAGTGCAGAACATTCTCAAGATGTTCTCACGTTGTTATGGCCCGAGTCGTGCGGGGTCCGCGTGGTATGTCAACCAGGACATTGAGCCTGAGCTCTGGGGCATGACCATGCCGGTGGGCACGGGCGGTGCCCCAGTTTACTTGCCGCCGAACGGCCTTGCAGGTGAGCCCTACGGTCGCCTGCTTGGGCGTCCGGTCATTCCGGTGGAGGCGTGCCAGACGCTTGGCACCACCGGGGACATCGTTCTGTGCAACCCGGAAGAGTACCTGACCATCGAAAAGGGTGGCGTGGACTTTGCCGAGTCGATGCACGTTTACTTCACCACCGGCCAGACGTTGTTCCGCTTCGTTATGCGCAACAATGGGCAGCCGTTGTGGAATGATTCGCTTACCCCGTTCAAGGGAACGAATACCCAGAGCCCGTTCGTGGCGCTGGCAACCAGGTAGATAGGGAGGGCCTAGACAATGGCTAAGTTTATGAGCGAACACCTGCCGGTCTGCGCACTCCTGCCGCTCGCTGACAGGTGGGATTCTGACCCGGCAACCGATGTCTACAACTTGGCGCTCTATGATGAGATTACGTTTCTTGTCTGTGAGGGTGCCGGTGGTACGGGCACGACCGTGCTGACGGTGGAAGAGTGTACTTCTGCCGCTGCGGCTGGTGCTACGGCTATCGCATTCAACTATCGCCTCTGCGCGTCGGCCGGTTCGGCTGATACGTGGGGCGCGTGGACGGCGGCCACGACATCCGGCTACACGACCGTGGCCGGCGCAAACAAGATGGTTGCCATCCGCGTGCGCGGCAATGAGCTGAGTGCTGGTAGCAACTATGTGCGCGTGCAGACCACGGAATCGGCTAATGACCCGTGTGACGCGGTCATCATGGCGGTGCTCGGCAAGCCCCGTTATGCCGAGGATGTGATGCCCACGGCGGTCACCTAGTAACAACCAACCAGGCGGGGCGGGCATTGCCGCCTGCCCTGCCGACCTACCTTGCCGGCCTAGCCGGTGCCCTGCGGGGCGAGGGGGACAACCGAGATGAGTGATGCACATAGCAAATGGGTCAATGGTGCGCTGGTCTGGTATGACCAGTATGAGTACCGCTGGCTAGATGCGGTTGGGGCCGATGTCAAGAAGTTCATCGAGGACTTTACCGCGCCGCTTCTGGTGAGCAGCCTATTGGCTGGCTGGACCAATACGGCCGTTGAGGCTGGTACGGGAAGCTCTACGCATATCGCGCAAGATGAGGCCGGCGGCGTGGTGCGCTGGAATGCAGCGGCCAATGAGAACGATGGGTTGCAGTCGCAGACCAATGGCGAGGCGTGGAAGCTCGAGACCGACAAGCCGTTGTACTTCGGCTGCCGGTGGAACATCAGCGAAAAAACACAGAGCGATGCGCTCATTGGCTTGGCGCTGACTGACGCTAGCGTTATTGGCGTGCCCAATGACTTCATCGGTTTTGTCACCCATGACGGTGACGCGAATCTTGACTATCAGTGTCGCGCAGGCGGAACCGGTGCAGCGGTGGACTCTACCACAGACCTGGTCGATGACACGTTCATCGTTACAGAGTTTTTCTATGATGGCGCTGGCAACATTGAGTTCTTCGTTGACGGAGTCTCGGCGGCGAAGGTGTCAACCAACATTCCCACGGGCGAGATGCGCGTGTCAGTGGCCTACCTGAACGGCACGGGCACGATGCAGAACGATGGCCTTGAGGTTGACTGGATCCGGTGCATTCAGTGCCGCTAGGGGGTGAGAGATGGCGGGCACGGTAACGACAACCGAAGTGACGCACACAAGCGTCAAGAAGCTGACTTTCACCTGGACCAGTGACGCCAGCGGTGATGCTGACGGGTCAAGCACTGCGGCGTTTGATGGAAAGGTCATTGCAGTGCTGCAAGTGCCTGATGGCGGCGTGACCACGCCCAGCAACCTGTATGACGTGACCGTTACTGACGCTGATGGCCATGATGTACTCGCTGGATTGGGCGAAAACATCGCCAACACTGGCCCGACCTATGTGGCCGGCTCTGATGATGATCTACTTGCGGTTGCAGACTCAGTGCTGACCGTAACGGTTGCCAATGGCGGCAACGCCAAGGGCGGCAAGGTGATTGTCTACATCCGATGAACCAACAAACCGAAAACAAGCGGGCAGACGCACCCATTGACACAGACAAGAAAACTGTCCGCAAGCGGGTGGCCGAGGGCCGGGTGGTACATATCTGCCCTGCCCTCAAGGCCACCCGCATGATTGAAACCGCAGCACTAGACCACCGGGCAAGGGAGATGCGATGCGGTTGACGCGGTCAACGGGGCCAACCTCAGAACCGGTCACGGTTGCAGAGGCCAAGGCGCAAGCGGTCATAGAAGGCACGACCGACGATGACCTGATTGCGCGGTTTGTCTCTGTAGCGCGTGAGCAGCTCGAGGATGAGACCGGCCGGGCATTGATGACGCAGACCTGGGTACTGACGCTAGACAGCTTCCCTGATGAGGACGTCATCTATTTGCCTAGGCCCCCGCTGGCGAGTGTCACCAGCATTGCCTACGTAGACACGGCCGGGAGTTCACAGACCTGGTCTAGCGATGAGTACGATGTTGACGCAACCAGCGATGTGCGCAAAGGGCGCGTTACGCCTGCCTACGGCTATAGCTGGCCGAGCACCAGAGACCAAGCCGGGGCGGTGACGATCACCTACGTAGCAGGATACGGCGCGGCGGGCGATGTGCCAGAGCAACTGAAGCAAGCCATCGTTCTGCTGGTGTCCGCGATGTATGAGCACCGTGAGGCGTCGGAGTACACGATGGGCGGTGAGATCAAGGCCATTAGAGGGCCTACGGCCTATGACCGGCTGATAGCCAAGTATGAGGTAGACAAGGTCTGATGCGTGCCGGCCCCATGCGACACACGTTGAGCATCTATGACCCGGCAGGCGCAGCCGACTCGGATCCTGACGGCTTTGGCGAGCCGGACGATGAGCCAACGCTGCACGCCACGCGGCGCTGCAGCATCATTACCCTGAAAGGGGCCGAGCTGATAGCAGCGCACCGCGAGCAGGGCATGATGACGCACAAGATTCGAATGCGCTATGTGGCCGGGGTGCTGCCTCGGATGTATGGCGTAGACCAAGATGGCGCGGAGTATGACTTTGTGCTGGTCAACAATGTGTGCAAACGCAAGCGGTGGCTTTTGATTCATGCCAAGGAGCGCATCTAGTGGGTGACGGCGTTGCGATAGAGCTTGAGGGCGGGCGAGAGCTCAGCGCCTACCTCAAGGGCTTGCCCGACAAGGTCCGCAAGCGGACTATAGGCCGCGCTCTGCGCAAGGGTGCTTTGCCGCTCTTAGACCATGCCGTTGCCAATGCGCCAGTAGCGGACGAAGCGCACACGCATGGCGGCGTAACGGTCGCGCCCGGAACAATGCAGCGGTCGATGACGGTTAGCAAGCGGCGCAGCCGTGACGGCGATGACATCACCTACGCTATCGGGCCTAGCCGCAATGTCTGGTATGGCTTCTTCACTGAGATGGGCACTAAGTACATTGCGCCAATGGCGTGGCTGGAGAGCGCGCTAGATAGCGGACACCAGGAGAGCCTCAACGCGGTCATCAAGGTGCTGCAGGGGTCTATGAAGCGGTGGAAAGCCAAGCAAAGGAAGCTCGCCAATGGCTGACATCCGCGAAGCAATCACGGCGGTGCTTCTCGCTGATGGCACGGTGAGCGGGCTGATAGGCGTGCGGGCGAGGTGGCAGAAGCTCGAGCAGAATGAAACCATGCCGGCCGTGCGGCTGGCGATGTTGCCCGGACATGGCAAGTGGGCAATGGGCGATGCGCCCGATCACTATTGGCGCCGCTTTCAGGCGGACTGCTACGCGGATAGCAGGGGCGGGGCGGTTGCCCTGGCGACAGCGGTTGACGGGGCGCTGAACAACTACAGCGGCACAAGCGAGGCCATTGTGATTCAGCATATCGAGTTAGAGACCGGCACAGGCCAGCCCTTTGATGAGCCGACCGAGAGCCACCGCGTAATGTTGAGGGGGATAGTCAAGTATGACGGCTGACCAACTGCAAGCGGTCAAGGAGATGGTTGCCGGTGCTGCGCACTTGCTGGTGCAGACGATTGAGTTGATGGAGACCGCCGATGGTGAGGATGACGAAGAGTGCGAGCACCCGGAAGAGATGCAGCGCGACATCAGCAGAATGGGCGTAGACAAGGACCATAGGCGCTATGAGTGCAGGAAGTGCCTCGGACAATACACAGCGCCCCTGAACGGAGACAAGGCCGATGGCTAAGACAGTTCTCACAAATGCACGGCTGCTGTTTGGTGAGTATGACATCACAAGCTACAGTAACCAGGTCACGCTTGAGACCGATGGCGACATGCAGAAGGCCACGACCTTTAGCGAGGGGTGGGATAACTTCAAGCCCGGCACGCTCAAGTTCGGCGCCAGTGCTAACGGCTATTGGGATGACGATGTCGGCAGCGTGATTCAGCCTGATGCTGCCATGTTTGGCAGCCTCAGCGCATCGGGGCGTGTGTTCACCGTTGCGGCCGATGGCGGCGATGAGAACGAGAAGTGCTATTTTTTCCAAGCCCTCACCGGGGGCTATGAGTGCTTTGGTTCGCATGGCGAGCTTGCACCCTGGTCGCTGACGTTGGCGGGCGACAGTGCCAGCGGTGGCGTGGGCGTCATGGGCACCATCTTGCGCAATGCAACGGCCACGGGCACCGAGGATGGCACGGCGCTTGAGCTAGGCGCGGTGAGTGATACGCAGACCCTATATGGTGCGCTGCACATCACTGCGGACAACTTTACAAGCTGCACGGTCAAGATTCAGAGCGATGAAGCCTCTGGCTTTGCAAGCCACACCGATCACATCACGTTTACGGCGGCCTCCGGCATTACCTACGAGTGGGGCACACCCGTGGCCGGGGCCAACACCGATACATATTGGCGTGCATCCGTGTCGGCATTTGTTGGCACCAGCATGACCTACACTGTTGTAATGGGCATTCAGTAGAGGAGACCGAGGAACATGGCGAAGCTAACGCTTACCGATGCCTACGTGAGTGTAGGCGGCTCTGATGAGAGCGATCACGTTAAGAGTCTGACGATTCAGTGCGACTGTGATTGTCCAGACGCAACGGCGATGAGCGAAAGCTGGAGCAACGCGCTTGCGGGCGTGTTGAGTTTCAGCTTAGACATTGAATTTTATGCAGATTTCGCAGATGACGACATCAGTGAGGACATCTGGACGGCATACGCTGCCAAGAGCACGCTGGCAATCATCATCAAGCCAACGTCTGACGCGGTCGACGCCGACAACCCGAGCTTTACCAGTACATGCTACGTGCAGAGCTTCCCGCCGTTGGCCGGGTCTCATGGTGACGTGGTGATGATGCCGGTCAAGTTTGTCAATGCCTCAAGCACGGGCATGGCCAGGGCGGTTGCGTAATGGGTAAGACGTTCAAGCCGCGCCGTGAGAAGACGATTGACACAGACGGCTTTGGCAGCGTGCTGGTTCTTCCGCCCACCTGGGCGCTTATCGAGCGCATACAGGAGGCAACCACCGGAGACCATGTGCAGCTAGGCGCAATGGCAGAGTTGGTAGCCGCGTGTGCGTTTGATCCTGAGAACCGGCAGCCGCTTTTTGATGATGTCGATACCGTCAAGGGGCTGCGCGGCTATGAGGATGACATCAGCGCGGTGTTTGTTGCCGCCTCTGAGTTGTCCGGCATCAGCAGCGAGGACGTAACAGCGGAAAAAAAAGAGTGATCCGCCCTGAGCCGGGCGATTATGTCTGGTTCTGGGTGCGGATGGCAAGAGACCTAGGCAGGACAATGACAGAGCTGCAAGCCACGATGCGCATGGATGAGGTGCGTACCTGGCTTGCGGTTCTTGCATACGAAGCGGACCAGCGCCGCAACCAATAGACCCTCAGAAAGAGCGCCCGCGTGGCTAACGTAGTTGGCAGCCTTCTTATCAAGCTCGGCATGAATATCGCTGAGTTTGATAAGGGCATGAACAAGGCCAGCAAGAAGCTCAACAAGTTCGGCCGGAATGCGAAGCGGCACGGGGACATGCTCACGCGCAATGTCACCATGCCGCTACTTGCTGCAGGCACCGCTGCGGTCAAGTTTGCTGCCGACTATGAGAGCGCGTTTGCGGGCGTGCGTAAGACCGTAGATGCCACCGCGGCCGAGTATCAGGCCCTCAGTGACGGCATCCGCAAGATGTCTACAGAGATTCCGGTCAGTGCAGTTGCCATTGCAGGCGTGGCTGAAGCGGCGGGGCAGTTGGGTATCGCCAAGTCTGACCTGCTTGACTTCACGCGCATCATGGTTGACTTGGGCAACACTACCGACATTGAAGCCAAAGAAGCCGCGATTGGCCTAGCGCGAGTTGCCAGCATCACGCAGATGAGCGCGGACAATTACGACCGGCTAGGCTCATCCGTGGTTGACCTTGGCAACAAGTATGAGGTGTTTGAGTCAGAGATCGTAGAAGCCGCTACTCGCATGGCTGGCTCGGCCAATGTCGCACGGATGAACCAAGCGGAGCTAGTTGGCCTGGCCGCTGCCTATCGCAGCGTGGGCATTGAGGCGGCGCTTGCAGGATCGACCACGACTAAGACCGTGGCGAAGATGAAGTCTGCAGTTCTCAGCGGCGGCAAAGAGCTTGACCGGTTCGGGCGCATCGCGGGCATGACGGGCGAGCAGTTCAAGGTCGCCTTTGAGGATAATGCAGCCGATGCCATTGCGGCGTTTATCGAGGGCCTGCAGCGCATCGACCAGGAGGGCGGCAATGTCTATGAGGCGCTGGCATCGGTAGAGCTGGCTGACATCCGCGTAACCAATACGCTCATCACCCTGGCCGGTGCTGGCGACAAGGTCAGGAGGATGCTCAACACAAGCCGTGACGCTTGGCAGAAAAATGTTGCCCTGACCGACGAAGCGCGCAAGCGGTATGAGACGTTTGCCAGCAAGCTGACCATCTTCTGGAATAAGCTCAAGGACATTGCCATTGATAGCGGCACCGAGCTGATACCCAAGCTAGAGGAGATGCTTCCTCTGCTCGAGCGCCTGACTGGCGTGGTTGGCACCATCCTAGACAAGTTTGCTGCATTGCCTACTGAGGTGCAGATTGGCCTGTTGGTTGCCGGGCCTGCCCTCAGCGCAGCCGGAAGCGTTGCGCAGATTGGGGCTGCACTGGCGCGCCTGCCGGGCTGGGCCAAGCTCGCAGGGCTGGCCGTTCTGGGCGCGGGCGCTGCATTCGGCGTGCTCAAGAACAAGAGCGGCGAAGCCACCGAGGAGCTTGAGGTCCACCTAGAAATCGTCAAAACGATAGACGAAACCTACCGGCAGATCCACGGCCAGCTTGCCCTACTCATGCACGCCGTCTCTAAGTCGATAGGCGGGGGCGGGGAAGCGGGCGAGTCGGCCAGCGGCAAGATTGGCAACTGGCTCAAAAACTGGGTCAAGAAGTTTGAGGGCTTTGAGGACTACATACAGAGCTGGGGCGACAATATTGCGGACGTGTTCGCGCAGGGCATCGTAGATGGCGACCTATGGGCAAAGAAATGGTCTGACTGGATTGACAGTATCGTTGCCGATTTGGCCCGCCTCATCGCGCAGCTCTACATCACGCAGCCGCTTGTGCAGGCGTTGCAGGGGGCGCTGGGGCTGCCGACCACCGCAGGCGCTACTGCTGCCGGGCCTGGCGATGTGGGCTATGACCTGCCCACGGGCGGGTGGGTAGCGCCTGCGGGCGTGGACAATAGCACGGGCGGCGTCACCATTGAGAACCATGCCACGGGCCTAGTTGACATCTCTACGCAACGCAAGCCGGGCGGCGGTCTGCGTGTAATGGTGGAGTCTATCGTCTTAGACACCATCGGCACGGGCAAGGCTGACAAGGTACTAGGCCAGGCAACCGGTGGCAGGCGCCAACCGAGGAGGCGCTAGATGTCAACGGTCTGGACTTCTGCCATTACCAATGCCCCCGAGCCGCTGCGCAAGGGTTCCTCCGGCCAGTCTGCAGAAGCGTGCCTTGAGACCCCGATGAGCACGGGAGACCCTAAGTATAGATGCCGCAGCACGGCGACCACTCGCCCGTATACACTTCAATACTGGTTCACCGATGCGCAGATGGATGAGCTGCACACGCTTTACTACACAACTACCAAGCGCGGCGCAACGTTCATTGAGATGACTGACCCAGAGCGCGGGGATACGGCAGACTTTCGGATCCGTGGGTATTCCTGGGACAACCACGGGCCTGATATGTGGCTGGTGACTATTGCGTGGAAACGTAAGCCATGACCCGCAGCATAAGTGGCACAACCCTGGCCGCGATGCTCGCGCAAGAAACCGGGGAGGTTATCTGTACCGCGCTCTTGATCGAGCATGACGACCTCACCGATGACATCCGCGTGACTGATAATGGCGAGGCGGTGACATTCGGGGGCAATGCCTATCAAGCCTTCCCTTATGAGATCACGTTGCCCTTTGACCAGGATGACCGCCCGCCCGAGGCGCGTCTCGAGCTTGACAACATCGGCCTGATGACCGATGACGGCGCCGCAACGTGGTCGCCTACCGAGATAGTGCGCACGTTGACAGGCCCGATAGATGTGACGATCTACGTCATTCGCGCAACCACGCCGGCCAGCAGCGTAGTTGAGATCACGTTTCCGAGCATGAAGCTCTACAGCGTTGATTGGGATGACTTCACCCTGGGCGGCGCTCTGAGCTACAAGCCCTTAGTAAGCGAACCTTTCCCAGGCCACACGATGACCCCCAGTCGCTTTCCTATGGTATTTGGCGCGCCCTCAGATGAGTGGAGTGGGCCGGACTCATTGAAGGGCACGCCGCAGGGTGAGGGTGGGCTTTCATTCAAGGTAGGCAGCACCAAGAAGGCAATACTGTAGGGGGTTGATGATGAGTAAACGATATACAACCTGGGCGGTGCTATTCACGCTGCTCAGTCTAGGCTTCCTGGCATCGGTGCAGACGCAGCGCGCTATGGGCGAGGGCTTGCATGATGTTGTGCATGTGGTGCCGTTCTATCTTGAGGACAGCACCGCAACGGCGCTGACTGATGCGGACAATGGCACTGTCAAGGCATACCGCTCGCAGGGCGATACCACCGGCACAACCATCTGGCTCGACTACAGCGGTACGGCTGGATTGTGGCACGGTCGTGACATGACCTACAGCGAGCTCTACGCGCTCTGGTTTGAGAACGATGACCACGACTACACGCTGTTAGACTCGCTCTACGTTGCAGCGCCTCAGCTTGGCGATAGTGTCATTACCCGCTCGGCTAACTTCGCGGCTGAGGTTATTCCCGAGGATGCCCTGCGTGACAGCATCCTAGCCAACGCGCACTTTGACCCTGATACCACCTACAACATCGCCTTGGGCACCGGGGCCACCGTGCCAGATGCAGCTATTGCGGCCTCTATCATGCGCACCTCGCAGGTTAGCACCTACATGGAGGGTGGCACGCTGGATGCCGTGTTTGATTCGCTCTATGTGGCATCGCATTGCAGCACAGAGGTGGCTTACGCAGAGAGCATCTACGCGGCGGACCTGATCGTTCCCGATGATGCCTATGCGGTCGGATGGAATGGAGACTTCAATGTTCCAACCAAGAACGCCGTGTACGATAAGATTCAGACCATATCAACCACCACCGTGGATAACTCACTGGCCTCTACCTATATCATTGTTGGCAATGCGGGCGGCGTGGCAACTGATATGCAGATGAGCCAGGACGTGACGCTAGACAATACAGCCAAGGCCACGATTCAAGACGCAGCGGTTGAGGTGTCAGACCTGAACGATGCGAGCGATGCGATTGCGGCTGGTGAGCTGCTGTATGCCTACGGGGCCGAGACATTCGGGGGCCTGCACTTTGCCGCGGGGACGCTGACGCTCAATCAGGAATGCCAGGACACCACGTTCTATGTGGCCGGCGTTACGACAAATCATAAAGCGTTCTGCTCGTGGAAGGGACAGCCTCAGTGGTCATCCCTCACGCTGGATATGGGCTACACGCTCGGCATTGAAGTGAAGGTGGCCGACTCGCTCCGCGTCTACACAGAGCCGTCTAGCAACCCGGGCCACGACTTCCAGCTAGACCCGAGCTACGTGAATTACTGGGCGTTTGGGCCAAAGGCGCCATGACCGGCCCCCCCGCGTGGCTACGGCCTTACATGGCGGTGCCCTTTGTTGACCACGGGCGCGATGCAAACGGGGCGGATTGTTGGGGGTGGGTGCGGATGGTGGCCCGGCAGGAGAAGGGCTGGCGATGGCCGAGCCTAGACGCGGGCTATGAGAGCACAGAGGACCGCGATGACATAGCGGTGATGACAGCCGCAGAAGTCCATCGGTGGGAGGAGATCGACCCTAGACAGATTGAGCCGTTCGACGTGGTAAGCCTGGCGATAGGCGGCCGTGCGTGCCACGTCGGCCTACACGTAGGCAACGGCTGGCTCGCGCATCTTGAGCGCGGCATGGGGCACGTAACGGTTGAGCGGCTAGACTGTAGACGTTGGCGCGATAGGATTGCGGGGGTATATCGGTGGCTTGCACAGCCCTGACACAGACGGCACGGGTGGTAGTCCGGCCCAATCCGTTCCGTAATGAGGTGCGCGAGTACCGCGTTGGCGTGGGGCGGTCTATCGCCTCGGTCGTGCGCGATGTTGAGATTGAGGGTAGCCAGGGCTACTGGCATAGCGTCAGCCATCAGGGCGCTGCACGGCCTGCAGATGAGTGGCATAGTTGGCTAGTTGGCTCTGATGAGCTGATAGCAGTTAGGGCGGTGCCTGCAGGCGGAGGCGACAAAGGCAAGGATACGCTGCGCACGGTTGCTATGTTGGCAGTGGTGATTGGCTCTGTGGGTGGCGCGGGGCCACTGGCAGGCTGGCTTGGATGGGGCAAGGTAGTAAACGGGGCGTTTGTTGCTAGTAAGGTTGGCACCGCCCTCATAACTTCTGGCCTCTCTGCTCTAGGTCTTTGGGGCGTCAATCAGATTATCCCCCTGCCCGCCCAGGACAAGCTGCAGCCTAATGACCTGCCAATCGTCAACAAGAACGGCCTAACGCCTTATGGCGCTATCCCCCGCCTCTACGGCCAGAGCATTATTTATCCCCGCCAAGCCGGGCAGCACTGGATTGACCATATTGATGAGGATGGCACCTACATTAGAGCCATCTACACGCTCGGCTACGGGCGGCTAGACATTGACACCAGCACGCTCAAGCTAGGTGACACTCTGCTAGACGACATCATAGCAGATGATGACTACGAGGGCTCCGAGTATGAGGTGCGCGAGGGCTATAGCGGTGATGCTGCCCGCACCGTATTCCCGCCAATGCTCGCCGACCAGACCTGTGCGATTGAGCTAGTTGATGACACCTATAGTGCGCCCATCAATACGGCAGAGGATACCGATGAAATCATCGTGTCGGTCAAGTTTACCGAGGGGCTAGGGTGCTTTGATCCTCTGTATCTGTGGTTGGGTGCGCGGTCTGATTTCTTGTATGAGGTGCGCTGCGATGCAACCGATGGTTGGCAGTTGGTAGGCTATGGCACGGTCATTGGCAAGAGCGGCAAGGTGCGAGTTAAAACCCGCCGCTTCAAGCTAACCGGTGTCGTTCCGGCAGACGGCGGCGGCACGGTTGACACGCCGCAGCAATGGGAAGTGCGCATCAAACAAACGCCGTACGCTGCGGAAGTTGACGATAGGTATACGCTCTACAATGATTGTGAGTTGAGCCTTTTGCGCTCGGTGTCGTGGATCGACCCCGTCAACACCTATGAGTCTGATGGCCTCTACGTCTCCACCGTTGGCATCCGCGTGCCGGGTGAGTATGCCAACCTCATCAACCGGCTCAACGTAGAGGCGCGCAGCTATCTTGCCCACTATGCAAGCGGGGCATGGCAGACGCCTGCCCTGTCTTATGGCGGTGATGATGTCTACAACAATCCGGCCTGGATCTATGCGGACATCTTGCGCGGCTCGGCCAATACCAACCCGGCGGCGGATGCAGACATTGACCCCGCCGCACTGGCGACTTGGGCCGCCAACAATGTCACCAACGGCTTTACCTTCAACGCCGTATTTGAGAACCAGGAGACCACCTACCAGGCGCTTGAGGCGGTGGCATCTATCGGGCGCGGCACGTTCTGGATGGATGATGGGGCCTACTCAGTTCTTGAGGACAAGAGCCGCAGCGGTGAAACGCCGGTTGCTCTCATCACCCCGCGCAACTCATGGGGCGGGCAGGGGACTAAGACGCTCGCAGAGCCTATCCACGGCATCAGGGCCAGCTATGTCAGCGAGGCGAACGGCTGGATTGAGACCGAGCGCGCGGTGTACCGCGATGGCTACGATGGTGACACGGCAACCAACATTGAGGCCCTGAACCTCTGGGGCTGCACCAATGCCACGCTGGCCGATAAGCTCTGCTGGTACTACATCAACTGCGCGATTCAGCGCCCTGAGACATTCACAAAAGAGATGGACTTTGAGCACCTGACATTCCAGCGGGGTGCCTATGTTGAGGTGTCAGATGATACCGCGCTGATAGGGCAGACGCCGGGGGCGCGGGTAATAAGCTACACGGATAACGGCTCCTCGCTACTGCTGACCATCACGCTAGACACCAGCACGACCGTTGCCGCTGGCACCTACAAGATCATAGTGCGCGAAGCTGCCACGGGTGACAAGCTCGGGCCGTTCATGCTCAATGCCGGGCTAGGCGAGCAGAGCACCTGGAGCGTGCTTGGGCCGGTGTCGCTTGCAGACTGGACACCTGACAATGACCTGGTGACAGTCGGCCTAGTTGATGAGATCGTGCAGGAGTGCTTAGTTACTGGCATCGCGCCTGCCTCGCAGGAGACGGCCTCGGTGAGCTTCATACCCTACAGCGATGCCGTCTATGATGCAGGCACCGCTTCAAGCTATGAGCCGACCATTAGCAGCCGCCCAGACCAGGAAGCCACGCCGCCGCTCACGCCTGACATCATCGCCATTCAGACCGATGAGGGTGCATTGCGGCGGTTGCCTGATGGCAGCTTAGATAGCGGGATTGTCATCACCCTGAATTGGCCCTCTGATGTCAACGATGAGGGCGTGCCGTTGCCGCATCCGGCGGTTGAGCGTATCGGGGTCCAGTGGCGCATCTATCATGCCGAGGGCTTGATGCCTTGGCAGCCTGCTACAGCAGCAGAAGGCCAAGCGGCCACGGTGCGCGTGGGCGGACTCGAGGACGGCCAGACCTATGACGTGCGCCTGCGTGCCATCGCAGCTAGTGGCGTGGCAACCGAGTGGGTCAACACCTCAGATAATAGCGGCTTTGAGAACGGCGTTGAGGTTATAGGCATGTCTACGCCGCCCCCCGACGTAGAAGGCCTAAGTCTGGACGCCGGGCTTCTATCGTGGTCGTACCCGATCGAGCCTATCGACTTCGCGGGCTTCCGGGTACGATGGATTCAGACCAGCCTAGATACGGATACCTACGCAACCTGGGATTATGCTACGCCGATACACGACGGGATTATAACGACAAATCAGATTATTATCCCGCCGCTCAATACCGGCGTAACCCACCTGTTAGTTAGGGCAGAAGATATCGCCGGCAATCAGAGCGACGCGGTAATGGTAGAAGCTACGGCGGGCGATCCAGAGACGGAGAACATCGCTTATAGCCGGCGGTACGGGAATCATGCTAGCGCTAACCAGCCCTGGGCCCCAATCCTAAACTATAACGGCAATATAGCCGACAAAGACGAAAACGGTAATGTAATCCCGCTACCCGAGCCAGATAGTGAATACTACTATAAGTTCTGGGCCTTTATTACGCGGGGCGAATCGTCCGAGGCGGCGCACGAATACTATGATGTTCACCCGCAATACTATCTAGACTTTGAGGTAGAGAATGCGGTTAACTATCACGTAGATTACCTAGTCCATAACCCCGGCGACAGCTTCAACCCGCAGGAAGACGACGGCTGGGTACCGTTCGCCCAGAAGTCGGAAGCGATAATTAGGTACGCCGAGCTATATGACGTTTACCACTTCGCTAAAACTATCCGCATTTGCGTAGAGGCCCAGCTACAATCTCTAGCTATCCCGCGGATTAAGTGGGGCCGGATTCGCTACGGCTATCCTACGCTAACCGACTCGGGTACGCTTACGCTATGGGGAACCGCGGCGAATAACACGGCGAACCTAACTGGCAACGCTACATACTATCGCGACGCTACTACTCAGCTAACAAGTTATTCCGACGGTACGCCGGGGCAGATATATTGTACAGACCTTAACCCCGGCGGCGGACTCGGGCCGGAGTTTCGTAAAACGGACTCGGCCTCTACGGCCTCGTATACCGTACTAACACGTGGCTACCGAGCATTCGGCGGCGGGGCTTCATAACGATAGGGGGACAGATGCAGCGCACAGCATTGACACCCACAACCGTACGCAGCGGCTATATCGAACTCGCAACGGGTGGGGTCTATACAGCCTACATGAGCAACGCCACGGCTGATGCCGGGGCCGAGAAGGGCTCGCCCAATAAGACGTTTTACGGTTTCTTGGCCTTTGACGCTTCAAGCGTGCCATCAGGTTCAACCGTGCAGCTTGCCACGGTCACAATCACCGAGGCTACCGACACGGGCACGGCCGACCCGATGACCATACAACTCTACACGGGCGGCGCACTTGACCTAGCCGACCTGCCGACCACCTGGGCAGACGGCACAAGCGCATGGGCCGAGGTCTACATGGCGCCGGTCGATCCACCGACTAGCCTGAGCGCAGACATTCCAAACGCCAGGCTAGCCGACCTTATCAACGCTGACGATGAGGTGGTCATCAAGGTGGTTGTCAGCGGCGGGCTAGGGCACACCTATAAGTGGCTGCCCACCATCGCCACGGCGAGCTTGACGCTGGGCTGGGTTGCACCGACTGCCGTGCGGGTGCATGAGATTGACAGCAGCGTTGCGACCAGCGTGAGCAAGGATAGTTCACTAGGCACGTCGGCTAGTAAAGAGTCTGACGCGGGCAACACGGCCACGCTCACTAGCACGCTGACCACATCAACCGGGCTAACCTCGGCACTCGGGCAGACGGTCACGCTGACCTCGAGCCTGCCAGATTTGGAGGAGTAAAATGGCAAAGGTTTACAAGGATGACGTGGGAACGGTCATTCAGATCGACTGCGGCACCAACCTCAACGGGGCGAGTGCTTACGCTTTCAAGGTGATGAAGCCCAACACAACCACCGAGGAAACATGGACAGCTACGCTAGTCGATGATGACGACGATGACACCATTCAGGTGACAACGGACGGGTCAGACATCGCGCTGGACGTTGCCGGCCAGTACAAGATACAGCCGCATATCACCGGCCTGAGCGGGTGGACCGGGCGGGGTGAGATGGTGTACTTGGATGTCTACGAACACCAAACGTAGAGGAGACCGTGCGACATGGCTAGCGGGAATGGTAACGGATGGCGGACGTGGGGCGCAATCATGGCGGCCTTGACATTGGCGTTAGGGATAGCCGTGGCGGTTGGTGGCTCTGCGCTTGATGGCAAGGCAAGCAAGGATAGCGTGCAGGCTATCGGCAAGCAGGTAGACGCCACGGATCTGACGGTCACAGAGCTCGAGCATAGCACCATTGACCGGCATGAGGACATGATGTGCGCCTTGGCTAAGATTGCAGCCAACCAGCGCGTGATTGCGCATGAGTTGGGCATCAACCTGGGGGAGTAGTGAGAGACAGCCTGCACCGCTTCGACAGTCTCATCCGTTATCATGTCGCACAACTCTGGCCCGATGCAGATTGGCAGACCATCAAGGCCGTTGCCATCGTAGAGAGCGGCCTAGACCCGCAAGCATTCAGCCCGGCCGGGGCGCGTGGCCTCATGCAACTCATGCCGGGCACAATGAACGATGTGCGCCGCAAGCATGGCGCGCACATTCCCTATACCCGTGATGACCCGGACAGCAGCCTAGCGGCGGGCATCCTCTATCTGCGTGACCAGTACGAGCACCTAGGAGAGATCGACTGCCCCGATGAGCGCATGACGTTTGCGCTGGCCTCATACAACTGCGGCCGGGGCTATGTCAACCGTGCGCTGGCTCTGGCCCGTGAGCGGGGCGAGGCGTGGCAACAATGGCAGACAACCAGCAGGCTGCTTGCCGTGCCTGAGTGCGAGGTGAGTGGCCGCCGGCCGGACTACAATCAGGTCTGGCGCTACGTTGAGAAGGTTCAAGCAATGAGGGCCGAGCTAGAGACCCCTAGTTAGGTGGCCGCTTGAGAGACGCCATGCTAATGCACGGCGATTGCCTAGAGCAGATGCGCGCCCTGCGCGACTGTAGTGTAGATGCTATCTGCACAGACCCGCCCTACGGCCTAAGATTCATGGGCATGAGTTATTGTCAAGAGTTGTGTATGACCTCCTAGGCGGCGACGTCCTCAACACCATCCACGAACTTCACTCCTTCGATCACCTTGGACAAGAGCTCATAGCCGCTCAGCTTTCTCCA